GTGCTGCCACTAAAGGGCTTCTTGCTCGCGGACCAATGGCTTAGAGGGTTAGCTGGTGAACTATACCGAGCTAAAAGCAAACATTCAGGATGTCTGTGAACAGACGTTTACAGCAGATCAGCTTGCCATGTTTACTGATCAGGCGGAACAGGGCATATATAACTCTGTGCAAATACCCGCCTTGCGACGTAATCAGACGGGGCTACTTACAGCTAATGATGAGTATTTAATTTTTCCCACAGATTTTCTATACCCGTTTTCTTTAGCGGTAGTCGATGCTCTTGGTAACTATAACTACTTGTTAAATAAAGACGTTAACTTTATGCGTGAAGCGTACCCTAAACCTGCATCTGTAGGAGCGCCTAAGCATTATGGGTTATTTGACGACACCGCGTTTATTGTAGGCCCAACGCCAGACGCTGCTTACACGGTTGAATTGCACTACGGGTTTTACCCACAAACTATTGTTACGGCTGGTACGTCGTGGTTAGGGGATCACTTTAGTTCTGCGTTGCTTAACGGAGCGCTTGTTCAAGCTATACGTTTTATAAAAGGCGAGCCAGATATGGTTGCGCTATACCAACAGATGTACGTAGACGCTATGTCGTTATTGAAAAACTTAGGTGATGGCAAGATGCGGGAAGATATGTACCGTTCTGGTCAACTTAGAATAGAACCGCGTTAATTTAAAGAGGAAAGAAAAATGGCTATTTCACAGGCTATGGCAACATCGTTCAAAGTTCAAATCCTTGGTGGGGACTTTGATTTTAGTTCAGGTACTTCGCAGACATTTTACTGTGCTCTGTATACTAACTCTGCCACATTAAGTGCAACTACTACTGCGTATAGTGCGTCTAATGAAGTTTCTGGCACAGGATATACAGCAGCAGGTAACGCGATGACAATAACGCAAGTACCTACATCTACAGGTACAACTGCATGGCTAGACTTTAATAATGTTACTTGGGCGAACTCTACTATTACTGCTCGTGGGGCGCTTCTTTACTTAAAGAATGGTAGCTCAAATCCTGCGATTGCGGTTCTGGATTTCGGAGCAGATAAAACCGCCACTGCGGGCGACTTTACTATTGTTATGCCCGGAGCCGACTCTAGCAACGCGATTATTCGGATTGCCTAGTAAGTGGCTGACGGTTGGGGTCGTAACACTTGGAGTTCAGGCTCTTGGGGTGAGGGTGTTGATGTAACCGTCCGTTTGGGCGGTTGGGGTCGCGGTGCGTGGGGTAGAGGCAGTTGGGGAGAATCCCTAGGTCTTGAAGCTATTGGACAAGTTGGCAATGCTAATGTACAAGGCAGCGCTCTTGTTAGCGTTACAGGCGTTGTAGGTACAACAGCTCTTGGTAATGTAGTCGTAACAGGTGACTCGGATAACGTTGCCGTATTGGGTAATGCTGCAACAGGGGTTTTAGGGACCGTAACAGTACAGGCAAAGGCAACTGCCTCAGTAACCGGGGTTCAAGCTACCGGACAAGTTGGCAACGCCAACGTTCAACAAGGGGGAGGTGTTCTACCAACAGGTGTTGTAGGCACTACTCAGTTAGGTGTAGTAGCAGTAACCGCTAAAGGCAATGTTTCCGTCACGGGCATACAAGCTACAAGCGCGTTAGGAAACGTAGTTGTTGATCTACAGCAGAATGTTAACGTCACAGGAGTTGCTGCTACAGGTCAACTAGGTACAGTAGGGGTTAGCGGCGCTGCACTTGTTAATATTACAGGGGTGCAAGCTACAGGACAGGTAGGGCAAGTATGGGTCTGGAATGAAATAGTTCCGGGCGGCGATCCTAGATGGACGGAGATAATAGCAGCATGATTACAGTAAACGAAGCAAAAACAACCGGCGATATAATTCACCCTAAACATGTGGTTGCAGTGATATGCAGGAGTTGTGGGTATGATCTTGACGAGGCAGAGGTTAACGCTGATACTTGTTCAAGTTGCGGGGAAACCTTAGAATTACGTCAGAATACAACTATTTATGCTACTACGCTACCCGCTGCCTCTGGCAGCACACTAGTATAAGTACTGGAGAAACCAAATGGCTACTTTTGTAAATAATTTAAGACTCAAAGAAATTACCACAGGTGATGAGGATGGCACTTGGGGAACCAGTACCAACACTAACCTTGAGCTTATCACTGACGGTTTTAGTCTTGGCACTAAGCAGATGTCTGGTGATGCCAATCAAACCTTTACTATGCCTGACGGTACAGCAGACGCTACTCGCGGGTTTTATTTAAAGATTACCTCAGCAGCTTCTCTTACGGCTACACGCGAGGTAACACTTGGACCTAACACTGTTTCTAAAGTGTGGCTGATTGAAAACGCTACTACTGGCGGACAGTCTATTACGATAAAACAAGGGTCTGGTACGGGTGTAACTATACCTACAAGCCAAAAAACAATGGTGATTACTGAAGGTACGGGGGCTGGAGCGACTGTTCTTAATGCTAATCCCTCTGGATCGGTAGGCTCTGTAACAAGCGTAGGCGGCACAGGCACAGTAAACGGTATTAGTCTTTCAGGCACAGTTACCAGCTCTGGCAATCTTACTCTGGGTGGCGCTCTTTCAGGAGTTAATCTTGCTAGTCAAGTTACAGGCACTCTCCCCGTAGCTAACGGAGGAACGGGACAGACAGCCTTAACAGCTAACAATGTTGTCCTAGGCAATGGAACGTCAGCGGTTCAAGTAGTCGCTCCCGGCACAAGCGGTAACGTCCTGAAGTCTAACGGTAGTACATGGGCTTCAGTAGCCCAAGCCGCCGGGTATCCAGCTCCTTCTTTAATATCAGCAAATACTACCGCTACTTCTTCGACCTTCCAAGTAGCCATAGCAGGAGGCATTACAATTACTTTGCCGTCTTCTCCTTCGGCTGGAGACTTTGTCGTTGTAAAGGATGGTACAGGTGCGGCAGCTACAACTAACTTTACCGTAGCGCGTAACGGCTCAAACATAGCCAGTTCTGCCACAGACTTAACATTCGATAAGAACTTTGCTGAGATTGTTATGACTTACATCAATGGCACTATTGGCTGGAGTGTATAAATGTCAAATTTGTCGGAATTGCTGCCGACAGGCGGTGGACAGAATGCGGTAGATTTTGTAGCGAGTGGAACTCTCGCTAGTGGTCAGACTGTTGCCTTGAAGACTGACGGGACGGTTGAGGCTATTGCGGTTATTCCCGCATCAATTGGCACGATGGTTACTCCTGCTGGCAGCGTAGGAACTGATTGGGCATATACTCCAAGAATTGCCTATGATTCTACAGCCCAAAAAATGGTAATACTTTATCGAGACTTAACTGACTCAAATAAAGGAAAAGCGGCGGTAGGTACTATTTCAGGAACTAGCATTACCTTTGGTACGTCAGTTGTTTTTAACGCAACCGCAACAATTTATTTTAATTTAGCTTACAACGCCACCGACCAGAAAATGGTTATTACTTTTAAGGACTCTGACAACAAAGGAAGAGCCGTCGTAGGAACAGTCAGCGGAACAAGTATATCCTTCGGCTCTGAAGTTCAATGGAGTAACGGTAATGTAGTGGCGCAGGCCATTGCTTATGACTCTACCAACAACAAGTTAGTTATTTCATACAGAAATGATAATAATTACGGTTCGTCTGTTGTAGGGACAGTAAGCGGTACTTCGATAAGTTTCGGCACTCCCGTGGTTTACCTGTCTGATTATTTTGAATCAATCGAATCATCTTATGATGTTGCTTCTAATAGGGTGGTTACAATTGGAACAATTGGCAGTAATAATAATGCGGTGGCTTTTGTTGGAGCTGTCAGTGGAACAGGTATTGGTTGGAGTTCTTCCGTAACATTTGGAACATCGATTACAACGCAGTACCTTGCAATAGTTTACGACTCCTCTGCTCAAAAAACAGTTGTGGTTTACCAAAATAGCTCCTCAACGGGACAGGCCGCAGTTGGAACCGTTAGCGGAAACTCTATTTCGTTCGGCACTGCCGTCCAGTTTAGTTCTACAGCATCCTCACCACAGACTATGGCTTACGATGCCAACCTTCAAAAAATAGCTGTAGGTTACAGAAGTTCAAGTAGCGGAGGAAAGTGTAGATTGATTTATGCCAAGGTATCAGGCACTACGCTTACCTTTGATGCCTTTATAGAGTTGAATACATCAGCTTATCCGTTTACTTGGCCTAACATCGCGTATGACCCAGTTAGTAAAAACATAGCTTTTATTTACCCGCAGTACAATACAGGAGTGTCTGCCTATACAGGTAGTGTTCAGGTATTTACAAACGCCTCCACAAACAACACCTCCTTCATAGGCATCACCTCAGAAGCCATAGCTAACACAGCTACTGGCGCGGTAAACGTCTTTGGTGGCATTAACACCGTTCAGACAGGTTTGACCATAGCCTCTGACTACTACGTTCAAGGCAACGGCACACTAAGCACAGCCAGCGCATCTCCTGCGATTAAGGTAGGACAAGCCCTTTCGGCCACCACTATTAACATGAAGGATTTGACATGAGTAATCTTTCAGATTTACTACCTGCTGGCGCGGGTGGCAAGCAAGT